TGGAGAGACTCTTGCATTTCAGCAACCTTAGACTTGACTGCTGCTTCAAAAATAGTACGTGCTTTTTCTTCAAACTCTTCGGAGAGCTCTTCGCCCTCAAGAAGTGCTTGAACATCTGCTTCGATGTCAATTCCTTCTTCTTCTACGAGTTCTTCTTCGGTTTCTTCCGCTTCGGCAACAACTTCATCAGCTGCTACTTCCTCTTCGGAAACAACCTCATCAGTGGTTGCCTCTTCTTCGGAAACTACTTCCTGAGTTTCATCAACTTCAACCTCTTCAGCAGGAGCAGCCTTTGAATTGACTACATCTCTTACTTGCTTAAGGGTGGCACCAGGCTCTCTGAGCTTGTTGCTATCATCATCTGGTCTTGAATTATCGGGAGTAGGACCGCCGAGATCTTCAACTGGAATACCAGCAGAAGTCATTGGCTCAGCAGGTGCAGCTCCTTTGGTTACTACGTTTTCCATTTCTTGTAAATTGTTACCAACGGACATTTGAATTATGCGATTAATTACTTAATTACATGTATTTATTTATAATTCAAAGATTTGAGAGGAAATTATTGAACAGGTCCAATTTTTTCTCTTCAAGTTGTCTTTGATCTACGAGAGTATTAATTCTCTTCCTTGTTGTTTCAGCAAGGTGTTCACGAAGGATTCCTCCTTCCCAAACCCATTCTCTTCCTTCCATGATTCCATTAACGAAAGCATCAGGAGCAGAAGGATCTGCAACGATATCAGCAGCAGTTGCTAACTGGAAATCTTCACCAACAACCTTACATCCTTCACTTGTGGTTTGGAGAGAACCTACACCACGGGAAGAAACGCCAAGCATCACACCTTCATCAAGAAGAGATGATGCAATTTTACCCATAGGGGTAGAAAGTATTTGTGCCTTTCCTCTAAAATTATTACCTTCTTGTACTAAAGAAGTAATCTTGTGAGACACGCGGTCAAGGTTCACAGTGGGACCATCGGGGTGACCGAGTTCGCCAAGAGCACGACCCTTATTGACGAAAGTTTCGCAATAACGATCTACCTCTTTAGAAAGAGTTGAAATAGGATACATTCTCCCATTACGGTTCTTAATCTCACCCTGAAGGAATGTTCCTTCAATATACAGTTTCTTATTAGCACCTTTTCCTTCGGTGATAATCTGTACGTTTGATACTTCTTCTGTAATAAGTTTCATTTTTATCTACCTGAATTTTTATCTACTTGAGTTGCCATAAGTGCGGCCGTACCACGTAATCCTTCACCGATGTTTAAATGAATAACAACTCCACCAGCTGCTGGAACAACCAATGTACCCAAATCAGCATTGTCATCCGTATTACGGAGAGTTACTGTTTTGTGTGTGGTGGCATTGGTGTTTGCGATCCAAACAGCAGTTGATGATGTAAATTGTGTTGTGCCGGATAATGCAGCAGCAGTTCCTTTAATTTTCATTCTTCTTCTGTTTCAGTTTCTGTTTCAATTTCATCGACTACTTCATCGGTGGGTTCATCACCAACTTCTGTTTCGACTTCATCTTCAACTTCAGGGTATTCAAATTCTTGACCGAACATTGCATTGGCAACATATGGTCTAGCAATGTCAATTCGTTCTGCTGCCTTTGCAAACAAAACTTCTTTCATTTTATCGCTAATATCGGCAGGCGAACCATCCGTAGCGATCAAATCGATAACGTCGTCCATAAAAAATCAATAAGTTAATATAATATATTTATAACTCAGACTTTCTAGTGTCTCTATCGTACTGTCTATTGATTCTTGAGGTCTCTGCATTGAGATCTGGTTCAGCAGGAACTTCACCCATTGACATTGGATCTGCACCCATACCATCCATACCCGAACCAGCACCACCTTCCATTGATGGATCGGCAGGTTGTGGTAATGGTTGACCAGTTACTGGATCAATTGTTGATGGATCTGGAAGAATACCTTTGTTGATCTCATCTTCAATCTGAGTATCAATCTCAATAATTTCTTGATCAGTTTGACGAAGAACTCTCTTCCTTACATATTCTGTAGAGTAATACTTACCAATGTATGGTTCCATTGTTGCAAGGATACCAAGACGATTTTGAGTAAGTTCTGCTTCTTTTAATTCTGCAAACTGATTATCATATAAGAAATCATATTGAATATGATCTCTCATTGTTTCCCAATCTTCTGGGGTGCAGATATTTTTCAGAATCAGTTGAGTTCTGAGCATATCGTTGAACATTTGAGCAAAACGTTTTCTCAAACGACCAACAAATTTAGCAAACTTCAGTTCATCACGGAGAATCTCAGAAGAACGACCAAGGTTAAAACCACCATCTGCAGCAATTCTAGACTCTGGAACACCAAGTGCTCTATAAAGTTTCTTCTGGAAATATTCAATATCAGAAAGTTCTCCTAGATTTTGACCACCAGGAAGAGTAGTGATCTCAGTTCCACGACCACCCTCTCTACGTGGTAACCAAAAGTCTTCCATCATAGACATAAACTTACGATCATCACGAACTTCGCCAGTTTGTGCGTTGTACGCTAGTTTATTTCTGTAGCGAGACATAACCTCTTTGAGGTATTGCTCTGCTTTTACTTTTGGAAGATTGCCAACGTCAATATAAAAAATACGACGCTCTGGTGCTCTAGATATTCTGTAGATAACCAAAGAATCCTCAATCATTCTAAGTTGATTGAGTGCTTTGATTGCCTTATGCATATAAGAAAGAACAGTATTCTTATTCCTGTCTACAAGACCAGACGTACAATAAGTTACTGCATCCTTTGTAATTTTTACTGATTTTGTTGCACCACGCGATGCTGCCATCGATGATGTTGGATAGTTTGGTGAAGGTGTATATTGAAAAAATTCTTCAAACTCTGGACCATTTGTAATGTCCTCACCTTTATTGATTCTAATCGCACCATTATCAAAGGTTTTATTTGGATTCTTTTTTTCTTGACGAATATATTTGATCTTAAGGGGATCAATATATCTTAATTCTTTAATACCTGCCTGAGGATTTTTTAAATCAATAACTTTGAGGTAATATACCCTACCATCAATATACCAGTTACGAAATATCTCATGAGACTTTCTATCAAAGTCCATGATCTCCTTGAGATATTTAAATTCTGCTCTAATAGTTTTTTTAAGTTTGTCACTAGCATTGAGATTGGAAAGTTCAATCTCTACAGGTGAATCATAAAGGTCACTAACGATTGCTTCATTGACAACATCTTCAATGGCACCATCACACTCTGGGTGTAATGCCATCTCTCTATATCTTTTAATTAAATCATGCTCTGTTCGGAAGACACCTTCAATATCAACATATTGTCCGTAAAAACCACTGCTGATATAGTTATCAACCCCGTCCTGATTAGTTTCAGGAACGGGGGAGATGACTGAAGGTGACTTATTTTGCTGGTCATCAATTGAAAAACCAAAAAGTTTGGCCATAATAAGTTAAACTGAGTCTTTTCCTTCTTCTATTTAGTTGATGTCTTCACCACCAGCATTTGCACCAGATCCCTTGGTAGCTTCCCACCACTGAACTTGAAGTTCAACAGTGAATTCTTGAATACCTTGGGCATCATAAGAGAGTTCAATTGGTGATACTTGTGTTGGGAACACATCGTAGAAACGATAGGAGCGAAGTGTCGATCCATCGCGATCTAATTGATAGACATAAGCATCTGCTTGATAATCTGCTGGATTGACCAGACCAGTATTATCAGATACTCTGTTGATAGTGTTCATCCAACGCTCAAAGGCAGAGCGGATTGCAAAGTCAGTATCGTTCAGAACGGTAACGGTCCAAGAATCGAAGGTTCTATCACCTGCAATTTTCAGAACACGACCTCTGAAAGGTACTTCAATCTGGGCAATGTTAGAGGCAGGCATATTTGCCCCCTTGACCAGGAATCTTGTTTTCTCAAGAACTACAGAATCAGGTGCTGCTGCATCTGGGAACTGAAGTACGACTTCAAAGAGATTGGCGCGAGCGCCACCACCCGTTAACTTACTCTTGAAGTCGGTAATCTTTCTTAGTGGGGGTGGATTAATCTGATTTCTAGATGGCATTTG